AAGGCAATACTTACCGAAGTAGAATTCAACGGAGAGAAACACGAAGCATACGGAGAAGGAGTTCAAGCGGTTGTTGAGATAGGACTCATCCAAATCACTCCGCCCGTAATGGATGGAATGGTAATCGTTACACCGCCCGTTTATGCGGATGGATATCACTACGATGTGATGAGTGATAAGACCTATGAGTTCGGGGTGAACTTAGTAGAGCCGAAGAATCCGAAACACGCATTTGCAGGACATAGTACGACTGAGGAATTTCCTTACAAACCTCTTTCAACAATCGTAAATGAAATCTAAACTCACCTTATTAGCATTTTCATTGCTTACGATTTTAACACCTGTTAAACCTTTAGTAATTATTGCAGTTTTATCAATCATTTTAGATACGTGTTTTGGTATTTGGAGAAGTGTACGAAAAAGCGGATGGAAATCAATTCGTTCTCGTAGACTATCTCACACCATTTCTAAAACACTTTTATATAGTGGAGCGATAGTATTTGTATTCCTTTTAGAAAAATACATTATAGCTGATATTCTTGCACACTTCATTGCAATTGATTTATTACTCACAAAGGCGTTTACATTCTTCTGCGTTTACACGGAGATAAAAAGTATCAACGAAAGTTACTTTAGTGTTACAGGAGTAAACGTATGGGATAAGTTTATTAAGTTTGCCAAACGAAGTAGAGAAACCTTAGAAGACCTCAAATGACATTAATAGAAAAATACATAAAGTTTACAAAGAAGTGGGAAGGCGGACTATCTAAGGATAAGTCGGATTCTGCTTCATCGTTTCCTTGCCCAACTACATACAAAGGTAAATCAGGTTACCACACGAACGTAGGAATCACATACAAAGCGTGGGTAAGTTTCTTTGGAACTGACAATGATGCTCGTTTCTTTGCTATGAACTCTGAGGATTGGTTTAAGATATTTAAAAAAGGTTATTGGGATGGCGTTAGAGGTGATGCTTATAATTCACAAAACATTGCGATATTTGTTACAGGGATGGCGTGGGGAAGCGGAACAAGACAAGCAGTAAAATCTCTACAGGTAGCAATCAACCACTGCGGTAAGCAATGTGATGTAGATGGATTAATAGGAGTTAAAACAATACTACTTGCAAACTCAATAGAACCTAAAGTTTTATTTGACGCATTGACAAACGAAAGAGAAAGATTCTTTTATGCTATTGGGGTAGGTAAAAACGCTAAATTCTTGACAGGATGGTTAAACAGGCTAAACGATTATCGCTTTACATTTCGACCTTAATTATTTTAGGTTCGTGTTCTGCTAATTATCACGTTCTACGTGCAATCAAAAAAGGATACTCTTGCGGTGATACCGCAGATACAATTACTATTTCTACGATAGATTCAATTCCTTACGTTCTAAGGGACTCAATTTATTGGGAGAAGGTAATTGTTCAGAAAGATACAATCGTTCGTTACAAGCGTTCCTACGTACCTCAAACGAGATTTCAGACACGTATTCAGTATAAGTACAAAACAAAATATATAAAAGCGGAAGCTCAGAAGGTAAAATATCAAAACAAATACATCACTAAGTACAAGACACGTTGGTTTTTAGTTATACTTGCATTCGTTTTAGGGTTCATAGTAAGATTAACTTTAAGCGAAACCTTCAGAAGTAGGATTAGACTTCTCACAAAACTTTAACATATATGGGTAATTTCAGACCGAGAATAAGTCACGAAGAATTTGATGTAGTAAAACAATACAGAGCAATTAAACGTGAATCCAACGAACTTGGTTTAGACGATGCAGATGTAAAACACGGATGGTTAAAATCTAAAAACGCATCATTGTTCTTTAAAAATCCGAACTTTAAAGAAGCTGAGGAGGTAAACTACAAGGAATTACAGGAACAAGTATTACAAGACATTAGAGATTTCAAACCTGAATATCCAACCATCTTTCGCAATCCATCAACAGACGGACACTTATTAGTAGTAGACCCTGCAGACATTCACATCGGTAAACTTTGCGAAGCATTTGAAACAGGCGAAGATTATAACAATCAAATTGCAGTTAAACGTGTTAAGGAAGGAGTACAGGGAATACTAGATAAAAGCTCAGGCTTTAACATTGACAAAATATTATTCATTGGAGGAAACGACATCTTACATATTGATACTCCTAAAAGACAAACTACTGCAGGAACTCCACAAGATACGGACGGAATGTGGTATTCTAATTTTCTAATCGCAAAACGTTTATATGTTGATATCTTGGAAACTTTGTTATTTGTGGCTGATGTTCATTTTACTTTCAATCCCTCTAATCACGATTATACACACGGCTTTTTTCTTGCAGACGTTATACAAACGTGGTTTAAAGATTGTGATAACATTACTTTTGATTGCTCTATTGCTCATCGCAAAGGGTACTTATATGGAAAGAATCTAATCGGAACTACTCACGGTGATGGAGCGAAACATACAGACCTGCCTTTATTGATGGCTACCGAGTTTCCTCACGAATGGAGCTTATCAAAGCACAGGTACGTTTATACTCACCACGTTCACCACAAGACAAGTAAAGATATAATGTCTGTATGTATTGAATCACTTAGAAGTCCCTCAGGCACAGACTCTTGGCATCATAGAAACGGCTATCAGCATTCACCTAAAGCAGTAGAAGGATTTATTCATTCTAAAGATTCAGGGCAAGTTGCACGTTTAACACATATTTTTTAGTATATTTGTCGCTCATAGTTATTTGGTTTTAAATTAGGGGTATCGAAAGGTATCCCTTTTTTTATGCTATAACCATAGTAAAATCAAGGAAATCAAAAATAAATTGTAAATAAGTGAAAAATAATTGTTAAAAAGTTTGGTAATTAAAAAATAGTATTTATATTTGTATATAATTAATTCACAAACTAATTAAAACGCTATGAAAAAACAAGAAATGATTGACTTAATTAAAGCAGAAGAACGTAAATTATACGATAACCTTCAGCAATGTATTGACATCTTAGGAGTTCACGACCCTATTACAGAATCAGCGACTACACGTTGGTCAACTATTCACAACTTATTAAAAACTTTAGGACTATGAAAACTTTAAACGAAAATCAAAAGGACATTTTAGGAACGATAGTAGCCTTATCATTATTTTGGCTTGTAATGAGTTATTTTATCTCAACGCAACCAAACTATTGCCAAACCAATAAAGCCCCGCAAAACGTAAAAAAACAAACCCAAAGCCCTGTATTAGAGAAATACGGAGAACTAATTACTAAAAACAAATAAGATGAACAAATTTGAGATAACAGATTACACGCTTTCAGCTTTCCATATGAACTTGGAATATGTGTACAAAGAATATTGTTACGAAGTTCTTTGCGACTTTGATTGGTCAGATGATTGCACAGGACATTACACAGATTTTACTATTACACCTTTGTCAGGTACGTTTTTTCACTACCTGAACGATGAAAAAGGAAACATTGAAATCACGGACGATTACAAACAATGGCTACAGGACAAAGTAAAAGAGTACAGAAACCAAACTCTGTGGTTTCACAACGAAGCATTCGAGAAGATGCAGGATTTAGAAACAGAAGAATTTAGTAATTGGGCAAACTATGGTATTTAAACTACAAAGGATGATTAAGTTTTGGACGAGCAAATCATCACACGAAACAATAAGAGGAAGTTTCAATGAGGAACTTTACCGCAGAATATGTGAAATCAAATTTAATCAAACGTTATGAGCTACAAAAGAAAAGAAAACTGCGAGGCATCTATGCTTGGAATTGCAGTAAGTTTAGTAATCGCAGGAGTGTTAATCATATTTTATTTAATCACGTTATGTATAAATTAACCTATATCATCGGACTAACGACCATACAAGAGTGGCGTTTCCATTCAAAGAACTTAGCACATTGGAAAAGAATGGATTTAATAGAAACAGGAAGATTTAACAACGGAACGTTTAAAATAGAGCAGTTATGAATGAAGTAATAGAAAAAGTAAAATACTATATAGAAAGAGATGAATTACAGAGTAAAACACGAAAACAAGATATAGTGTATAAACGAGCTTACCTAATGCACGTGCTAAGATGTCAAGAACTAACATTTAATTCTATTGGTAAAATGTTTAAACGTGACCACGCTACTGCAATTTATCAATGTAAAATGGCAAAACGTTACCTATATGAACTTAAAGACCATAGTTATATTATGACGCTAACAGAATATATAGAAGCGTTTGAAGGTCATAAAAACGAACCTGTAAAATTTAATTTACAAGAAGACGTATTAAATTGTAAGAATGGATACTATTTAAAACTGATTAAAAAAAGAATAAAAGAAAATAAATATGAAGTAGACGCAACTTTATTAGAATAAAATTTGTATATTTGTTGCTGAGTTGGCTCGATACCATAAACTCAAAAGGTATTTTTAACCCTTGTATTGAAACGAAAGTCGAGCCTCGTGGATATGCAGGGGTTTTTTATTATTAAATATTTGCAATGGCAAAAGACAAAAAATCGTTTATCCTTTACGTTGACCAAAAGGACTTATGGAACAAACTACCTGACGATATAGCAGGTAAGTTAATCAAACACATTTACTCTTACGTTAGTGATGAGAACCCAACAAGTGATGATTTGATTATAGAAATTGCTTTTGAACCTATCAAGCAACAGTTAAAACGTGACCTTAAACTATTTGAAGATAAACGAGTTAAACGTAGTGAAGCAGGTATGGCAGGAGCTAACAAAAGATGGCAACCGATAGCAAACGATAGCAAACGCATTAGTAACATAGCAAAAATGGCTGTTAATGTTAATGTTAATGATAATGTAATAGATAATATAGACTATCAAGCGTTGCTTGTGTATATGAATAAATCTTTTGGTAGAAACTTTAAAGTTGTTAGTGATAAAATACAACGTTCATACAAGTCAAGATTAAAAGACGGTTACAAAAAAGAAGATATCATAAACGCTATTTTAAATTGCAAAGAAAATTCTTATCATAAAGAAAACAACTATCAATACTGCACACCTGAGTTTTTTAGCAGAGCTGAAACCTTAGATAAATACGCAGATAGAACGATAGTTACAGAAAGTGATAGTATATTAGCAATCCTAAACAAATAACTATGATACTGAAACAAGGAGATTCGCTACAATACCTGCTTGATGTTAAGGATGGTAAGATTAAACAAGGATTAGGATTAGACTGCTTCCTAGATGAGCATCTAAGATTTAAACCTAAACAACTAAACATAATTTTAGGACACGACAACGTAGGTAAAACGTATTGGATTAATTGGTATTTTCTTACTCTAGCTTTAAAGCACAATTTAACCTTCTGCATATGGAGTGGCGAGAATCAGAAAGGACAAATCTTACGAGATATGATACAGATGTACAGAGGAAAGCCATTCAAAGAACTTAGCCATTCACAGATAAGTGGAGATTTAGCTTTTTTAGAGCAGTCATTTGTCTTTATAGACAATTCCAAACTTTACAAACCTGCAGATATCTTAAAGCTATTTTTAGAAAGCGGAGCAGATGTAGGATTGATTGACCCGTTTACAGGACTTGATAGAGAAATGACATTTGCGGGAAACTACGAGTTTATGAATCAAGCTAGACAATTCGTTAATCAAACGGGAATGACAATCTACATAAACACGCACCCAAATACGGAGAGTGGTAGAACGGGTAATCTTTACGCAGAAGGCGAACTAAAAGGACATCTTAAAGCACCGTTAAAAGACCATATCGAAGGCGGTAAAGCGTTCCTAAACAGATGTGATGATATGTTTGTTATACACCGACTAATTAAACACGAAACCCTAAAGTACAAAACGTGGGTGCAGGTAGAAAAAGTTAAAGATATGGAAACGGGAGGAAAACATACAGGAATGGATTCACCAATCATTTGCGACTTTAACAAAGGAATAGGATTTGAAATACACGGAACAGACCCATTGAAACCTTTCAGAGTTAAAGAACCTTTCCAAGCTAAAATTACAATGACAGAACAGAAGTTAAACTCAATAAAAAATTTAGGATGGACATAGGACTAAAGTTATTGCTAGCACGAAGCATATTGCAAAAAACAATATGGAGAATTAAATTAACTCGTGAGGAACTAGAGGAAAAGCGACCTAATGCAGTTGCCTACATTCAAGGAGCAAACGATGTAGAAAAGGATATGGCTGATATAGATGGTATAATAGACGGATTAGAATTAGAACTACGATTACAAGGCAGAGAAATCAACAGATGTCTGCATATAAACGGAGAACTAAAGAAAAGAATTGAAGAATTAGAACACGAAATTAAATTTAAAAACGTAGAATTATGAAGAAGGAATTAGCAAGGGATATTTTATATAACTATCTTCAAGATAAAATCGTAAACAAATCAGAACTTCCAATATGGGATGAAAGAATTACAACAACATATGAAGATAATATTTTAGCAACTTGGACATTCAGAGGAATAGTAAAATTTATATACAATTTAGAAGATAAATTATGAAAAAGGAACACAAGCTAGTTGCACTATGTGCAGTATTACCTGTATTAGCAGATTGGATAGAAGATTTAAACGACCAAACTGTATTTAAACGAGACCTAAAACGCAAAGCAAATATGTTAATGCAGGAAATTAGACGAGTAGACAACCAAGTTCTAAGTATTTACGGAGACAACCGAAAGCAAATATACGAGCAACAGGTAGACTTACAGATTAGATTCCGTCAATTTGTAGAATCAATAATTGTAGACTAATGCCAAGATGTAAACACTGCAAACAAAAGTTTGAACCTATCCGATTCAATCACAAATACTGCTTACAAGACGATTGCATAAGAGCTTTTGTAGCTGAGGTCAAAGAGAAGACTTGGAAAGAAACAAAAACACGAATGAAGACAGACCTAAAAACTACACAAGATTGGTTAAAGGAAGCACAGACAATATTCAATCAGTTTATCAGACTACGAGATAACGGACTATGGTGCATATCCTGTAACCTACCTCCTAAGAAAAAGAACGCAGGCCACTATTACTCACAGGGAGGACATTCAAACGTTCGCTTTGACGAAGACAATGTTCATCTACAATGTGAAGCCTGTAATACCTACTTATCAGGTAATTTACTAAACTATCAAATAGGGATAGAAAAACGAATAGGAGCAGAAAGATTAATTGAACTACAAGGTAAAGCTCACATTGAGAAAAAATGGAGTGTTGACGAACTCAAAGAATTAATCAAAGTATATAAAAACAAAGTAAGACAACTACAATGAGATTTGAAAACAAAGCAGATTTAGAAAGAGAGTTAGTGTGTATTGAATTTTTTTGCAATACGTTTGGACTTACATACACAAAGTTAGGAGAAAATGATATTGATTATAGCCTACATAAAAACGGAGATTTAATATCTTATGCTGAGGTAAAAGGAAGAAATCGAGATATTTCAGATGCTTATCCATTACCAATAGCTTGTAGAAAATTAGTAAAGCTATCAGATAAAAGAATTAATCCTGTTATTATTTGGGCGTGTTTTGATGGAATCATCTACGGAAAGACGAAAGATATAGAAGGTAAAATTAGAACAGGCGGAAGAAACCCAAGAGAAAATAGCTTTAATGACATTGAGTTTATGGCTTATTTTGACAAGCAAGATAAATTAATTGAAAAATATTTTTAAAAAATAGTTTGTAGTTTAAATATTATGTTTATATTTGTGTATAAATAAAAACAAACGCTATGAAAACAATTAACAAAACAGAATGGTACGCAATCTTAAGCACAGAATTTACTAAATATGAGTGGATTATGAAAGAGATGAATGAATCACAAGTATCAGAATTAGTCACAAACCTCAAAAGTGACTTAAGAAAACAATACAAAGTAGTATAAAAAAACGAGGGGTGCGACTCGGTAACGCACATATTAAAAAACAAAAGCTATGAAAACAAATGAATTTATTAATGATTTAGGAACATCTGACTACGCAAGTTGGATATTAGTTCAACAAGCACATTTAGAAAACTCTTATAACGAATCTGTTGAGGAATGTGGCTTTAATAACAAATCGGGTTATGTTTATATTGCTCTAGAAAACGGAATAAAAATAGCATCGTGTTTCGGTCAACCTGTTGAGTATATCAAGTATGACTTTGAAACAGGTGAGGAATATTTTTTTGATACTTACGATGAAGCATTAAATAATTAATTATGGAATATACATACATACACGACACTCACACAATATTTGAATCAAATGGAGAGTTACATTTAGTTTCAGATGACAAAACTGTTATTTTTAATTGCGAAAACTTATTTAATGATTTACCATTTATAATTGATATGGTATTAAAAGCAAGATTAGAAAACACGAAACTTATTAAAAAGGAAATAATCAAAACAATCAATAAAAACAAATCACTATGAAACATTTATTTAAATCGTTGGCTCAGTTCCAACAAGAAGTTCCTGTAATCCATAAAGCAACACAAGGCTATGGATATTCCTATTCGGATTTACCGAAGATTTTTAGTGTAATTAATCCATTGCTAAAAAAACACGGATTAGGATTCACTCAGTTAATTAACGAAGGAGATGTCTTAACTATTCTATTCCACGTAGAATCAGGAGAGCAGATACAAAGTTCTACAAACATTCCTCAGAACGTACAACTCAAAGGAATGAACGACTTCCAAGTTCTTGGTTCTGCAATTACTTACATTCGTAGATATGCTATTAGTTCGATGTTAGGATTAGTAACTGACAAAGATACTGACGCAGGAGGGGAGCAAGTAAAAAGCGAACCAAAGAAACAAACGTTAGACAACAAACGTTTCCAAGATGCAGTCAAAGCAATAACGGAAGGAAAGATTACACGTGAATCGTTAGAAGCTAAATTCACGTTAACAGATGGTCAAATTGATATATTAAACGCACTATGAAAGTTAGATGCTCTGCTTTAGGAAAAATTATGTCAGCTCCGAGAAACAAATCGGAGTTGCTTAGTCAAACTGCAAAGACATACATCCACGAGATGGTTTTGCAAGATAAATATGGAATCAGAAAAGAGTTTAGCTCACGTTATACGGACAAAGGAAACGAAGTAGAAAACGAATCAATTAACTTAGTTAACGAAGTCTTAGACGTAGGATTTATCTACAAGAATGAGGAGCATTACCAAAACGATTGGATTACAGGAACACCTGACGTAAACACGGAACAAGTATTGTTAGACGTTAAAAGCTCTTGGGATGGTTCTACCTTTCCGTTTTTTGAAACAGAGATACCTACAAAGGATTACTACTACCAACTGCAAGGTTATATGTGGCTAACAGGTAAACAACAGTCAATGTTATGTTACTGCTTAGTTGATACTCCTGAATTGATGGTTGAGGATGAGATTAGACGCACACATTGGAAGTTAAACCTAATGGAAGAAAGTTTAGACCTAAGAGATGAAATCCAAAAGAAGCATATCTTCTCACACATTCCAAAGAACAGACGTGTGAAGGTATTTTATGTACAGAAAGACGAAGCAGTCATTGAAAGAATCAAAGAACAGGTAGAACTTTGTAGAGAGTATTACAACACCTTAATCAACTTCCTATGAATTATTTATATAAAATAGGTCAAATAGTTTATTTAAAAACAGACGAAAGACAATTTCAAAGAATAGTAACACAAATAAGAATAACAGAACACGGACACTTATACCAACTTTGTGAGGGGATAAATGAATCAGTACATTACGAAATAGAAATAAGCGAAGAAAAAAACATATTAATAACATTATGAACCAACTTATCGAAGACCAAATAGTAATACGCGTTTTAAGCCGATTTGCCGAACGTTCGCAAGTAGGAATAAACAAGTACAAGACAACGCTAGAAAGAACTGACCTAAGCACGTTAGAATGGCTTACACACGCACAAGAAGAAGCTATGGACTTTGTACTTTATTTGGAACGACTGAAAGACGAATACAAAAGCAAAGATTTAAGTAGAACAATGCCTAAATAAATTTATTATAACACAAATCAGTTGACTTCATATTGTAGTCAAGTTCCTAAATAAAAACGGATGAAAATAACGATAGAACAATACGAACACACGGTAACACACGAAGTACCACACAACGATGTAGACCTTGACGAAGCATTAAGAATGTGTGAAGGACTACTCAAGGCAATAGGATACCATTTCAGCGGTAATCTTCAGATATTGGATGATGAACAAATCGAGCAAGAATAAGTGGCAATTTTTACCACATAAACTAAATAGAAATGATAACTAAACAACAAGAACAATGA